GGTTGCTCTCGGTCGGGATCGGCTGGGCCTCGCCGAGGATCGCCGTCACGCGGCCAGATGATGGCCGCCCCATCTCGATCACGGCCCACTTCTCGCCGACGCCCTCTTCCTTCCAGAGGATGGGCACGCCGCCCATCGGCCGGCTCGCGAGCACGGTCTCCTCAGGTTCGATCTCGCAAGTCGTGTCGAGCTCGTTGGCCACGTAGACCCGCGCTGGCGTTACGCCGGTCAGCACGCATCGCCCGAGTTCGCCCGTCTTGATCGGCTGGGTCGCCAGAACGAACTCCAGCGGCCGGGAATCCTCGGTCGCGATCTCGCCTGTCATCGGCGTACGGCTGTAGAACGTCCGCTCCTGATCTTCGTCGCCGGGTTCCACGAGTACGCCGGTGATCGCCATCGCGTGGAACGGCTCGATGGTCTGTTCCGAGTCGTTACGGACAAGCACGACACCTCGCGGCACGATCTCGCGCTGCGGGTCGGCCATGGCGTTACGGTCGTGCGATCGATGCCCGACCGCGGCATCGACGAACGCGTTGTACGCCGCTGCGGGGATACGCAGTGGCTCGCCTGACCGAACTTTGCGGAGAGGGTCGCCCGTCATATGCCGAGCCCTCCGAAGCTGCCCTGGTCGTAGACCCGCTCGACATATGCCGCCACGGGTCGCTTGACGATGGTGTTCGAGCCTGAGTCCTCCTGATCCGCGTAGCGGACCCAGAGGTACTCCCAGCCCTTCTTGGCGATGCCGTTGATCGTGCCGACCGACAGGCCCGTCACGTTGGGGCTCGCGGCGAAGCGAAAGGTGATCTCCCAGTCGTCATCTTCGCTCGTGCCGCGCCGAGATCCCGTTGCGCCAAGGAACAGCACCTCGCCCGCCGCGAACCCACGGAAGCCGCCGCTGTTGACCTTGCCGGTGAGGTTGAAGAGCGCACCCTTGTACGAGTTGGTCACCGCGGCCGCCGGCAGGTAGTGCGTCTCGGTGAACTGGTAGATCGGCACCGTGATGTCGATGCCCTCGACGGAGTCCTGCGTCACGCCGATCGCGCCCTGGAAGTCCGGCGCGGTCGTGCCGCTCGCGGCGTAGGTGCCGACGGTCTGCTTGCTCTGGGTGATGTGCTGCGTGCCGCCGCCGGTGTCGAAGGCGAACGTGCTCTCACCCGTCTGCGGCGGCGTCGACTGCTGCTGCGAGTCCGGCGCGTACCGCACCGTCGCGTCCCACAGCTCGTGCCCGATTGGCTCGACCGTAACCGACTGCCGCGGCATGCCGTCGTAGTTCGCCGGGCTGGCGGTCGTCGCCTGCGCCCGCGCGGTCATGTCGCTGTCGGTGCCGCGGACCGAGTAGACGAGTTCCGCGGACGGGTTGTCGCCCGTCGTGGATCGGCGGCTCTCGAACTTCTCAGTCACGGTCACGGACACGTGTCGGATCTCCTCAATGGACGATGATCAGGCGAAGGTCAGCCCACCCGACTGCGCGGAGTCGGCCAGGCGGCGGGTGTTCTTGGCGGTCTGCTCGGTGGCCTTGGCGGTGCGTTCGGCGCTGTCGTCGCCGGCTGCGAGACTCTGCACCGCCAGCGCGTTGAACGTGCCCCGGACGGCCACGCCGCGCTCGATCGCGGCACCGAGCCCGGCGAGCCGTTCCTGGAGCCGGCCGATCAGGTCGCGCGGGACGTTGCCGGTCGTCTCATCGCCGGACTCGTCCTGCTCTTCACGCCGGCGACGCGCCTCAGCGATCGCTTCGTCGAGCTTCGCCCGGGCCTCGTCCAGCTTCCGCTGCGTCTCGGCGATGTCCGCGTCGGTACCGGATCGCAGCGCGTCCTGGGCTTCCTCGAACCGCCGGCCGATCTCCGCGAGCGTGGCCTCATTCAGATCCGAGGCGTCGTCGCGCTCGCGCTGACGGCGTGACTCCCGGCCGGCCAAGTCCCGTTGAGTGTTCGCATCGATCTCCGACAGCTTCGCGTCGAGCTGCTCGTCCACCGCCCGCTTGGCGGCTTCCACGTCCAGCCCGCTGTCGAACAGCCCCTGGATCTCCAGCATCCGCTTGGCGACGAACGAGGACGCCGACTGCCACACCTTCTGGACACCGCTCGTGAACCGCGTCCACGTCTTCGAGAGAAACGAGGTCGTCTCGATCCACGCGATCTCGAGCGAATGGAACACGGTCTGCGCGACCGCGAGCGCCCCGTACCACATCTTCTGAGCCGTCGTGATGAAGAAGTTGCGAGCGCCGAGCCAGATTTCGTTGAGGGCCGCAACGCCCTTCTTCCACGCGACCTGGAGCCCGAGCCACAGGATCTGCGCGGCGAGCTGGATGTCGCCTGCGGCCAGCGCGTCCGCGATGCCCTCGGCGACCTTGCCCACGAACGCCCGCAGCTCGCCGAACCGCTCGCTCAGCCAGGCGATCGCTGCGCCGCCCGCACCGCTGTAGTAGAGGATGGCCGTCCCGAGCGCCGCGACGCCCGCGACTGTGAGCCCAATCGGTGATACCAATGCCGCGAGCACCGTGCCGATGACGCCGATGGCCGTGCCGGCGGCCGACGCGATTGCGGCGAGCGATCCCAGCACCGCCCCGACCCCGACGATCGCGGTCCCGGCCACGATCAACGCGATTCCAACGCCCAGTACGATCGCCGTGATCTTGGCGATGCTCGTGACGAGTTCGCGGTTCTGGTTGACGACCTGCGTGATGTAGCCAGCGATACGCGCGAGCACCTCGGCGACCTTGCGGACCGGGCCCTCGATCGCCTCGCCGATCGCGATGGCGACGCCCTCGACCGCCGACAGCAGCTTGCGGAACGCGCCGCCGATCCCGGCGTCCATCTCCTCGGCCGTCTTCACCGCGATGACCGCGGCGGCCCGGATCTCGTCGCGCAGCGTATCGAACGCCGTGCCCGACGACGCGAGCTTGAGCGCCGCCGCCTGCCCGCGGCCGAAGAGCGTCTCGAAGATCGACAGCCGCTCGGCCGTGCCGAGTCCCTGTGTCGCCTTCGCCAGGTCGTTGATGATGTCGGCGAGTGGGCGGAGGTTCCCCGATGCGTCGACCGCTTCGACGCCGAACTTCCGCAGCTCGCCTTGGGCGGCCGACGAGGAGAGGTTCTTGTATGCGCGTGCCAACGCGTTGCCCGCAAGGCTGCCCTTGATGCCGTTGTTGGCCAGGATGCCGATCGCCGCGGCGACGTCCTCCATGCTCTCGCCAGCCTCGGCCGCGATCGGGGCGACCGGCTTGAAGGCCTCGAAGAGATCCTCGAGCGTCTGGGCGCTCTTGTTGGCGGTCGCGGTAAGCACGTCGGAGACGCGGCCCATCTCGCTCGCCGGCAGGTTGAACCCACGGAGCGCAGCGCCTGCGATTTCCGTTGCCCGCGGCAGATCTGTACTGGTCGCCCGCGCGAGCGCGAGCACGGCCTCGGTGCTCTGGAGGATCGCGGCCGGGTCGAAGCCCGCCCGGCCCAACTCGGTCATCGCCTCGGCGACCTGGCCGGCGGTGAACGAGGTCGTGCGACCCAGCCGCTTGGCTTCGTCGGTCAGCGACTCGAACTGATCCTGCGTCGCGCCTGTGACGGCCCGAACGACACGCATGCGGTCGTCGAAGCCCGCGAACACCCGTGTCGAGAGCCCGAACCCTGCCGCGACCGCACCGCTGACGGCCGTGAGCTGCGCCCCGATCGATCGGACGCTCTGCCCGAACGCGCGGAGTTGCCGCTGGGCGCGGCGGAGCCCGCGCGTGAGCCGGTCGTTGACGCCCAGCTCGACGAACGCGCGTCCGGCCCGGATGCCGCGGGTGTTCGCCATCTCAGCCTCCCCTCACGCTGTTGCGCCAGACGCTGGGGAAGTTCGGGGCTTCTTTCTCAAGGGCGGGCCGCATGTAGGGCCGAGCGGAGATGCGGACGGCCTGCTTTGTGCGATTGCCTCCACGCCGACGCACGACAGTGGTCCGCCCGCCGAACTCGAGCACGCTCGGCGCGTTCCCTCGTCGGAACCCCACCGGTCCGACCACGACCGACTCTGTCCGCGGGTCGTAGCCGAACAGCACCATCCGGCGGAGGCTGCCCTCGTGCGAGAACGGCGGCTGCCCGGGCCGCGACGTGCCGCGACGCTTGCGCATGCTGGTCTTCGCCCGCTGACGCACGAACGCACCGGCTTTGGACAGCGCTCGCCGCCTGGCCGGGTCGATCGCACGCCGCACGGCGGGTCGATCGAAGAACAAGTTCTTCACCCGCATGTCGATCACGCGCCCGTCCCCCGGATCTCCGTCGGCGTCGGGATGGACGGCGTTGACAGCTTGGCCGTCCCGCCCTTCTCCAGCCCCTTGTTAAACGACGCCTCCTTCTCCTTGCGGAGTCGGCCGGCCCCGATGAACATCCCCGCGAGCCCGGTCAGCGCGGGGAGCGCCGGGCCGGCGATGGGGATGCCGGCAAGCGAGGGCCCGATGTCGTCGAGGGCGGTGAGCGTGAGCTGACCGAGCAGGCCGCGGATCTCGCCGCCGCGGTCGATCGAGGCCTTCCACTGCGCCCCGGTCCGCTGCACGTCGTCGAACCACGCCCGGTATTCCGTCTCCGCCTCGTTGAGCGAGGTCGTGCTCGGCAGGCCGCGGGTCTGCTGGATCTCGTTGGGCGTCTTGACCTTGACCACGTCGCCGAGGTCGAAGCCGGCGCAGGCCGCGAGCCCCAGCGTGACCATCACGAGCCCGAAACCTAAGACGAGGTGTTTGGGATCAACCTTCATGCGAGCCTCCTTGCCCGGTGTCTGTCTCTGCTGTCTTCCTGATGAACACGTCCTTGAGCACCCGCACGTCGGCGGGGATTGGTTGACCCGCATCCGACTTTCGCGCGAACGGATCGAAGTCGCTCGGCTTGAATGCCCGCCGCTTTTTCGGATCGCGGTGGACGCTCG